TTAACTTCTTCAGGATCTGTATTAAGTAGAACCTCTGCAGCCACAGCCTTAGCTGTTGCTTCTCTAGCTTCATCTTGTATTTTATAAATATCTTGAGCAGCTTTTGGTATAAACGCATAAAGTTTCTCCATCTGTTTAGCTTGCTGTTCTTGGCGTTTATAACCTTGAACACCAGAAGCTTCCATATTTGAAAAACTTTTAGCAATACTTGCTAGGTCAGCTTGAATCCGTGGATTCGGGTCTGGGATTTGAACTGGATCAAATGCTAGTGTCTGGGCTGACCCCTGAAACGCTATTTGCTGAATTTCTGGTAGTTTCATTTAAACTCCTGGTCAATTGCATAACCAAATTGCATGCCGCCAGGAACAGCGCTGGCAATGGACAATGCAGTATTCAGACCGGCGTTATAACCAGTACCTTGGTAAGTGGTTTGTGCCATTTCTGGAATTGGAGCATTCAAAATAGTTCCGTATGCTTGCATGTCAGCAGCATAGGCTTGTCCAGCAATTTTACTCATGTTTTGAGCAGATTGTTTAACAGCGCTTTGTTCAGTCAAAGCAAGACGTGCCTCACTGTAACCATACTGAGCAGCTGTTGCCAAAGCGATTGCTCGGTCAGCACTTCGACCGTATGTTTCTGTTGCCGCAGCGTAGCCTTCAGCTTGCATCAACTGTTTAATCAATGCTTGCCGTTGATCACTAAACCCTAAGAACTGCTCTTGCAGTCTAGATTGTTCAGTTTGCCAAGAGGAGTTAGCTGCTTTAAAGTTCTCCTCCATTTGCTCTCGCACCCTAGCGACTTGATCCATATAGGCTTGTTGCCTATATTCGTTCATCAATTCGGTTTGTGCGATGCTTAGTGTGTTTTGGTACACCCCCGCTGCTTGCTGTGCAGCCATTTGGGCATTTTGGGCGTTACCCTCAAACATGCCCATAATACCGCTTAAACCAGCACTAATCGCGGTACCCCACAGTTCCATTTAGCATACCTCCTTTGTCATAGTAATACCATTTCGACTAAATAAGTGTAAGTCAGAGTACTAGGGAATACTCTTAAAATTTTAAACCCAAAAAACTTTGCCATCTTAATAGCTTGAGTGTACTCAATGCCAGTATTGTTCCAAAGATATTTAGGGCGGTGGTTGTTAAACCAACGTTTAGCGAACTTCATAAAAGCCACTGGATGCTCTTCCATGCCTCTGCACATATGCATCCAGAAGCAGTCAGATTCAAACCCAAACAGTGCCGCTGGCTTGTTGTCTTCAGTTAAAGCCAGGTAAGCCTTACTATTCGATATGTCGGTAGCAAGGCTCAGTACTGGGTTGATTTGAGATCTAAGTAGATCTTCTAAACTATTGTCTAACAAGTTGTCGAGTACAGCAGGTATGTCATCAATAGTAGCAGGTCTGACGATAAAATTAGGGGTGGAAACAGACATTAGGATCTACGATAGAATCGGGTGTTGTAATTCCCTTCCCATGCCAAACTAGTAATGCTAACAGGGAAAGCTGTATTACCTTTAATGGTAATTTTACAGTTAGTGTTACGTTGGAAAATAGGGACAACGTGTTGAGCAGTTGCCGACAGGTTAACACTGTTTAAGTTGTAAGTATTTGGAAGAGTAACATTGACTACATTATCCCAACCATCTTTACCGGTAATATCAATATTATAAGTGACAGGTCCACTTAGACCAGTGTTTACTTTAATCCTGTGAAGGATGAGATCAGCAGAAGAGTCTGCAATAAAGTTGTTACCAGATACTTGACCACTGTAAAGTTTGGGCAGTTCAATAGTCATATCATAGAGGTAACCAATAATTAGATTACGTCCACGATAATCACCCTCAACATCAAAGTAATCTATATCACCATCGTTAGTTACAACGACAATATCATCGGGGATCAGACCGATTGATTGAGTGCTTGTAACTGGTGAACCGATGAAACCACCAACTAGCACAGCTCTCATAGTCTTACCAGCAATGTGATCATACGGTAAGAAGATTCTAGTTGTGTCGTTAGCAGCATTATAGGTCCGACGTGGATTAACATTAAACATGTCTAAACACACATCAGTCTTTTCACCAGTAGGTAGTGTCAAGAACCCTTGTTCACTGGATTGAGTCAGGTCGTACGATTGAATAAATACATTAGTTCCGTCATCACAGACGGCATAGAATGTAGTTTGATCGAAGAACTGTTCACGTAGGTTACCAGCTAATTCCCATTTATACCAAGTATTGACAACTCGTTGATCGCCGTTTTGGAAATACCTGTATTGATATAAAGTGCTAGTACCGCGTTGACCATATGAGATCATGGACAATGCGGGTGAAGCAATAACATCATTAATGTCTGAAGGAATCAGTTCAGATACATTATTAGTTAGTTCAATAGTATTAGCAGGCGATTCCTTTTGGATGTTATTAAGTTCGTAAGCCCTTGTCCACAACAATGTTTTAGAGATAAAACTTACAGTGGTACCAAGAGAAACAGGTGCTACCTTAGAATCACATTCATACTTACTCAACGTATTTAGTTTTGCAGTAGTTGGTCCAAGAACATCAGCATCAGTAGACAACAAAAATTGTTCCTTCTGACCAAACAGAATCATACCCACGCTAACTGGTTGGACAAAGTTAAGGTTAACGGGCTGCTGAGAGGTAACATTAAGGTCAATTGGATCGTCAGCTGCCACTAGCTGGGCAGAACCTGCAAACAAATTAAAGTAGTCACCAGCTTTACCTAGAAAAACAGTTTCATTTGAGACAAACCCTAACCGGTTTCTGTAGAAGAAAACGTTGTTAATAGTTTGTTCCTGTTCTATAAAACTAGGAATAGGGTTAGTCAGATTATCACCGACTAAACGATTTTCCCAATCAATAGGATCAAAAGTAAACGAACCATCACTCTGACGTACAAGCTGGTGAGGCATAGTCAAAGGATTAATCTTATACTTCAACTCAGGGGAAACCGTTTCTTCCCACACGCCAGCGCCGTATAGACTCATTTGAGTAGTAACGGAACCTAGTTGGGTAAAAGTACTAAAATTAGGGATAACTATACTAAAACTATCATCATCTATCACAAAAATAGTATAAATGTTATCGTAACCTACTGCGTCACCGTCAATAAAACTGAGCGGAAGTACAGCGCCATCAGTAAAACCATGATCAGTCATGGTTACTAATACCCAATTATTCACGGCACTATAACCGTATAATCCGGTTTTATCATCCTCAAACTCTGTGGTTTGGAATTTAACCCACATGTCGTCAGCGTCAACCTGATCACTGTTATAAACCTTTACGATGTACCCATCTCGGCACTCGTTAGGTAGTCTACCAGAAACATTGATCTTATCCTGGAATACATAGATAGCGTCTTCAACATTACCACCTTCTGCAAGAATAGTAAACTCTACATTACTGCTAACATAAACACCAGGACCAACAGGAACAGCTGTGATACCACTAATAGTATTAAGTTCGTCAGCAATATCCTGAGCAATAGCGGCAGCGTCAATACTTCCAGCTGTAGTAGTTTGAGGGGTACCTATTGTATATTCAGTACCATTTAAAATAATGGTGTAATCAGCGTTATAAGCAACAACCCCAACGACAATAAATGCTTGGTACGGTAAAGCAGCCGTTAGATCTGGTAACATTTTTGCTGGCATTGCTTTATTCAGCACAAACGTATAATCGTTGAGCGTCAGTAATTCAATGTCATCAGCCGTAGCATCTTTTAAATATGCGTTAGTCGGTAAAGAAGAAATCACACAGTTAGCTACTTCACTATCATAAGCTGTTTTAGCAGTAGCTTCATCGGTTACAGCAGTGTTATAATCTGTAGTAGCTGAGGTTAGGTTGTTTGTAGCAGTAGTTAGCTCGGCGGCTGTGTGGGTAGCAGCTGCTTGAGTTACTAATTCATAAACCTGTAAACCCTTCTGTTTTAAAATGGGGTAATCAGTAGTACGTTCAGTTCCAAGCTGGAACCGATCATAAATAGTTACGTTACCACTAGTCGTACCTTCAATAGGGTCAGTGACAGTAAAGGTATCGTTACCAGTTACGGTAATCCTGTAGGTTGCGGAAGATCCTCCACCAGAAGTAAAGACTAGTTTAATGTAGTGACCAGTTGAAAAACCGTGGTCAGTAGAAGTAACTGTAATAGTACCACCACTACGGGTATAAGTACCAGCAAAGGTAAAAGGTGCTGACGTATAATCACTGATTAGAACGTCGTCTCCACCATCAATTTCTTGGGTAATGGTATAACGGATGTCATCGTAGACAATGCCAGTTTTTACAGTTTGATTGTAAATGTCGTCATAAGTTGTAACTACATTTAAGTGAGAAGTTTCTACAGAAATTTGACCAAGATTAGCTTGAGCAAATGCAGCACCAAATTCATTTAAATCTTCTAACTCATCAGCAGTATCTTTTACTTCAGTATTGTAAGTAGTTGTTCTAGTTTTTAGTGGATACGCATACGAAAATTCAACACTAGGATATGTATCTGTATCACTCATTGTAATGGTGGCACCATCAGGATAGTTAGTGCCATACTGATTAATAGTAACTGAGCTGACAACCCCACTAGCAATAGTAAGGTTAAGCGTCAAACCAGTACCGTTACCTGTTGTGGTAGTAGCTAAATTAGTAAAAGTACCGTCGGTTAAGCCACTACCAGCATTAGTAATAGAAATTGTTTTACAAGTATTAGGGACGCCTGCATCATCACCCATGTCTACAACACGGGGAGAGCCAGCTTTACCTAAAGCACTATCTACTAAACTCCAGATACGGAAAGTATTATCATCATACTGAGCGACATACTTTTCCTCATTATCCCTAAGGATCGAGAACCACTTACCGGTAGTCGTAGCACCTGGGAGGTTAGCTACAAATTTACCGCCAGGTCGCTTCAGCATCCCCAAAGCGTAATCAGGAAAGACGTTGTTGGCGTCAACTACCTGACCAGGAAATTTAAGAGTATCTGGTTGTTGAGAAATGCCAAGCAAAAGGGTTGGGATCCGTTGGGTAATAGTGCTCATCTCATCAGCGCATGGAACGGTTGGTAGTTATTGTAATAGTTTTCCCCATCTCGCCAACCAAAAATACTGTAATCTGCTTGATTACAATCGTATTCAATGGCAGCAGCACGGGTCTGCATTTCTTGTTCTTGCAGTAATTGGAAAAGGTTCACGTCGCCTACCATTTTGTTAGAGGCAATACGGGAAGCACGGGCAGTAATGTAGAGTTGAATAGCCGGAGGGACATCTTCAAACTCAAACAGCCAAGTTACATCAGCTTCAATTTTACCATCCCACTGATAGGTGTGCTTCAGCTTATCGTAGAACTTACCATTACGTCGAATGGGATGGAAGTCATCACGATGCTTTGGAGTATACGTGTCAAGTTGAAGAACATTGGTGGGATATTTAATCTCCTTAGTTGATGCATCAGGAGTAAATTCATAACCACGCTCAATGTTAAAGTTCCAACCTTCAGCTTGAACTTGTTTGTTAACTTCGCGTAGGGTGGTGAGAACAATAGCAACTTCAGGATTCTGAAGGTCGAGTGTGGTGACAGGAGCCTGTCCCACAGAGCTTAGTATTTGATTGACAGCATCCAGTTCTGTGGACGCAGCATAAGTGGCAGGCATAGTTCAAAATAAAAAAAAGGAGCCCCCGAAGGAGCTCCCGTTGAACAAATATTTAGTTGGATCAGAATGCGGCAGGCTTGGTAGCGGTACCAGCAAACAGTTCCACACAAGCAGCAGGGTTCAGGTAATCAGCACCCATGGCAAGACGACCCAGGATCACGTCACCCTGATAAATCACGGAGACGTCACCGCTGGTGACTTGGACCTGAGGACCAATAGCCTCAACACAACCAGCGCCTTCACGCTGGAAGATCAGACCGCAGCTGTTAGCGAATTCGGTTTCTTCACCGTACTCGTTGTTGATGCCAGTGACATCAGCAGCGGCGTCTTCAAGAGCTTCAGACACAAACGAACCGGTGTTACCAGGATCGGTGATACCGGGGTTGGTAGCAGAACCAGTACCGTACTTCGTGCCATACTGGCTGAAGAACGGAATGTTCATGGACTTGTAGATCTTGATACCAGCGATCTCGATGATACCTTGACCGGACTGCAGAGCAGAACCTTGAACGTCACGGTTGATCAGACCATTGGTGCCAACAGCTTGGATCAGAGCGTAGTACTGACGGGGGTTCAGAACACCCACACGACCGTCTTGGCTGACACCCTTTTCGTCCATAGCAGCGGCTGCATCATAGAATGCAGTCACCAGATTGGAAGCATTGTAGGCG